CCATGGAAGATGTCACGATTACGATCAATATCTGAGGAGGTGAAGCCGGATGAACAGTATGGAAGCCAAACGGGTCATGAATGGCAAGTACGCCGACCTGTATATCGATGGCGACCTCATGGCGGAAGCCACCGCTTTTAAGGCTGAAGTCACGCTGACTAAGGAAGAAGTGAAGATGCTCCGCCATGTGGGCAAGGGCTACAAGGTCACCGGCTACGACTGCAAAGGCCAGCTGAAGCTGCACAAGGTATCGAGCTACATGATCCGGAAGATGAACGACAACATCAAGGCGGGCAGGCAGACTGTCGTGACCATCGTCTCCGTCCTGGATGACAAGGATGCCATCGGCAGCGAGCGTATCGTCATCAAGGATGCGACCTTTGACAGCCTGATCCTGGCCGACTGGGAAGTGGACAAGATGGGCGAGGAAAGCTACAGTTTCACCTTCTCGGACTGGGATTTACTGGATTTAGCATAAGGAGAACAAGCACATGAATATGGTAGACCGGCTGCTGAAAGCCGACGTAGTGAACAAGCTGGCCGAACGGCCTGAGAAGAAAGTGAAGATGGAACGGCTCTCGAAGCTGTTCGGGTTCGATTTTGTCATCACGCTCCGGGCCATCGACCCGGAACGCTATGCGGATATCCAGAAGATGGCCGTGGACTTCACCAACGGCAGTGCCGATAACATCGATATTTATCAGATGCAGACCCAGACGCTCCTGGCAGGGATTGCCGACCCGGACCTCAAGAACAAGGACCTGCTGGAAAAATTCGGGGCCGTACTCCCTGGTGATATCATCCGCAAGCTCTTCCTGGCAGGCGAAATTGCCGACCTTACGGCACAGATTACGGAGCTCAACGGTTATACGACCCAGGAAAAGGCAGACAAAGCCGTAAAAAACTGATCCGGACCGATGGCGAAGTGCAGGCGATGTATCTCCTGTTCCGGGAGCATCACCTGCTGCCGTCAGCGGTCATGAAACTGGGCTATGGCGAACGGCAAGTACTGTACGCTTTTATCCGATATGAGATGGAAGAACGGGAAGAGAAAAAAGTTATCTCCTAGAGTATTTATCTTCCCATTCAAGGTCATCTTGATTTTCTTCTTCTAGAGAAGATGTTCCTTCTGAAAAACCCTCTTCATAACCATCCATATAATCATCGTTTTCATATTCTGGGTCGTACCCTAAATCAAAATAGCCGTCTTCGTGGCCCTTATCATATCCTTCGTCATAGGTTCCTTCATTAGTATTATAGTAATCATCGTAGTAATCGTAATTATTGTTATCACTAGAGGTACTGCTGTGAGCTTTAATAGACTCTTCCTTGAGTCTTTTCAGTTCCTTTTTATATGCTTCACCATCAGCTTTTAACTCAGCTTCGAAATCAGTTTTTGAAGATTCAATTTGTTGTGGTTTTGTTTTGTGGGTACTGTTTGTGGTAGTGGTGCTGCCACAGCCCGACATAAAAAAAATGATAGCCGATAAAAAAATGGTTAACGATACTTTATGAAAAACGATGAAACCATTTTTTCCTGCTTTTTCAGGCTTCATAACCATCATCCTTTCTGCGTAATGTCTTTTTTCTTTTATTGTACACGATTCTGGCTGCTTGAAAAGCGGCAGGATGGATTCTTTTGAAGTGAGGTGAAACAGCGTGGCCAATAACGTTATCGATGCCGCCATCCGGCTGCGGGATTTGTTCACGCCGACGGTACGGAGCGTCAATGCCAGCTTGGGAAGCATGAAGGCCCAGATGGCGGCGGCGAAACAATCGGTCAGCGGCCTGTCGGACAAGCTGACGGAGCATGAGCGCATCCAGAAGCGGACGGCAAAGAGCATCGAGCAGACGGGAAGCAAGATTTCCAGCCTGTCGGACAAGATGGCCCTGCTGTCAGCCCCCATCCTGGCAGCCGCAACGGCAGGCTTCAAGCTGCACAGTGACTTTGCGGGTGGCATCGCCAAGATTTCTACCCTGGTGGATACGACGGTCGTTTCCATGCAGAAGGTCAGTAATGAGATCCGTGCTGTCAGCGATGAAACCGGGGCAGGCGTTGCCGACCTTTCTGAATCGGTCTACCAGGCCATCTCGGCAGGTGTCGATGCCGGCCATGCTGTAGGCTTTGTCAAGGATATGACCATCGCCGCCAAGGCCGGGTTCACGGATACGACAACTGCCGTAAACGGTGTCACGACTGTCCTCAATGCCTATGGAAAATCGGCAGAAGAGGCTGCGGCGGTGACGGACCAGATGCTCCTGGCACAGAACTTCGGCAAGACATCCTTTGGCGAGATGGCCCAGTCCATGGGCAACGTCATCCCCATTGCCGCCCAGCTCAACGTTACTACGCAGGAACTCTTTGGCTCCATCGCTGTCCTTACCAAAAACGGTATCGCTACGAGCGAAGCCATTACGGGACTCAAGGCGGCTTACAGCAACATCCTGAAGCCGTCTTCTGAAGCGGCGAAACTGGCTCAGTCCCTTGGCCTTGAGTTCAACGCGGCTCATTTGCAGAGCGTAGGATGGGTGAAGTTCCTGGACGAAGTGAAGCGGGCCACCGGCGGTGATGCCGAACAGATGGCCCAGCTCTTTGGTTCCGTCGAAGGATTGAACAGCATCCTGGTTCTGACAGGCAAGGGAGCCGGGGATTTCGATAAGGTCATGAATCAGATGGCCCAGTCTGCCGGCATGACCCGGGAAGCCTATGAGAAGATGCTGACCCCGTCGGAGCAGATGCAGATTGCCATGAACCAGCTGAAGAATGCCGGGATGGACCTGGCGGTTTCGTTCACCCCTTATTTCAAGGCCATGTCCCTGCGGGTGAAGGAACTGGCGGCCTGGTTCCGGTCCCTGACGCCGGAGCAGAAGGCCCTGATCGGCCAAGTGGCTTTCGGCATCGTGACCTTCCAGCTCTTCGGTTCCACCCTGGGCCGGGTGCTGACGATAGGCGGACGGGCCTTCGGGACGTTCAGCTCCATCGCCGCGGGCATCAGCAAGGCCGGGAGCGTATCGAAATACCTGGCTGTCCAGTTCAAAGGACTCGTCACGGTGGCGAGAGGCATCGCCATTGTTGCCAAAGGCATGGGCAGTACCTTCCTGACCGTGGGCAGGATGATGATTACGGTCATCCGGGCAGTCGGCGCAGCAGCGATGGCCAATCCCATCCTTATCGTCATCGCTGCCCTCATCGCAGGGCTGTATCTCCTCTGGAGCAACTGGGATACGGTTTCGCAGTATATCGAACAGGCCGTCCGGGCGGTGTCGGATGCCGTGGATGCCGGGATGCAATGGATTGCTTCGGCCTGGGACGGGGCCATGAACGGCATCAGCGAGACGGCTTCCAGCATCTGGGAAAGCATCAAGGATACTTTCCGGAGCGGCGTGAACTGGGTCATTGACCAGGTGAACGGACTCATTGCCAGCATCAACGGCCTGTCCATCGACATCCCGTCTCTGACGGGCGGGGCGCCGACTCATGTGGGATTCAATATTGAACCCATCAGTCATTTTGCCGGAGGCGTCGAGAACTTTGACGGCGGCTTTGCGGTCATCAACGAAGACCACCGGGGCGAACTGGTCCATCTGCCAAACGGCAGTACGGTGGTCCCTCATGACGAAAGCATCCGGCAGGCCATGGACGCAGGCAGCCGCTCCATCACCATCCGCATCGATACGATGAACGTCCGCAGCGAGCAGGACATCGATGCCATAGCCAATAAGCTGGCGGAAAAGATACGGCTGTACGGCATGAACCGCATGAAAGGAGCGACCATCTGATGGCCTCATTCTTAGAATCCATCCTGAATGCCATCGGGCAGACGTCACAGAATCTGACGATTTCCCTGGCTGCGGGCAGCTCTGTCGTGACCTTTCCCGTGCTGCCTTCGGAACTGATGGTTTCCGTCAATACGAATCATGGCACGGTGAACATCAACAACTACGGGGAGTATCTCATGAAAGGCAGGACCGGGCTGAAGTCCCTGACACTGGCGGGCTTTTTCCCGGCCCAGGATTATCCCTTTGCCATGATGACGCTGTCGCCTTATACCTATATCGCCGAACTGGAAGCCATGCGTACAGGCGGCGAGGTCTGCCAGCTCACGGTATCGGACACGCCCATCTCCATGCCCTGCCTGATCAGCTCCTTCAAGTTCGGGGAAAAGGACGGCAGCGGCGATGTGTATTATGAACTGGCGCTGACGGAATACCGCTATGTCACAGCGGCGGAAACTGGGAAAACGGATCCGGCAACGGGGCTGAAGAAACGCCCTGAGTCGTTCTGGCAGAAGATGAAGAAGAATATCACCTATTATCCGGGCGACAGCATCGGCAACGTCGTGGGCCGGGCCATCGGGAAATCGGTCACGCTCAATAAGGAGCAGTTCTCCAAGTTCCAGGTCTACCGCAGCATCATCCGCAGCGGCGGCCTCTCGGCGGGGGACATCATCCGGCTGACGACCATGAACCTGAAAAGGAATGATGAAAATGTTCCAGTTGGCAAAGATAAATAAGGCAGATACGGAAAGCCAGCAGGCAGACAAGCCGCAGAACACGGACTTGTCTGCCTATGTCCTTTCCTATACCTGGTCGGGCGATGTGGAGCAGGCCGGGAGAAAGCTGGAATTTGATATCGCCTACACCACGAAAGACAAGGACTGGACGAATGCCGTCCTGGAGCTGGGGGATGAAGTGTGTCTTTCCTATACCGATGAGGTCACGCAGGAGACGTACCCCGTTTTCCAGGGGCGCATCTTCTCCCGGAGCCGGGACAGCGAGTCCTATGCCATGCGCTTTGTGGCCTTCGACAACATCATCTATCTGGCCAAATCCCGCATTACCCGGAAATACGCCAATGTGACCGTGGCTGATGCCATCCGGCAGACCATCCATGACTTTTCGATTGAAGCCGGGACGATGCCGGACCTTTCCGTGGTGTGCAGTTTCATCGCCGATGACATCTCAGCGACCGATGCTATCAAGCAGGCACTGTCTTACCAGTCGGCACAGGATGGCAAGGGCTATCACATCTACATGACGGACGGGAAGCTGAATGTGGTCTGTACCAATGACCAGGTGGTGGAGAACTTCCTCATCAGCGATGAAACGAATCTCACCGGGGCATCTGTGTCCGAGTCCATCGAAGACATGGTGTCGAAAGTGGTGGTCGTAGACAGTGCGGGCCAGACGAAAGGCGAGATGCCGAATGGCACCGACATCGAACGATTCGGCACCATCCAGGCCATCTGCAAGACCGACCCCAAGCAGGACGATGCCTCGCAGGCCCGGGCCATGCTGAAGACCGTCGCCCATGACATGTCCGTCAAGGCGCTCGGCCATATCCAGTGCATCGCCGGTTTTTCCGTGGACATCCAGGAAGAACAGCTCAAAGGGCGGTTCTTCATCAAATCGGACAGCCATCGGATTGAGGGGAACAGGCACACGATGGATTTGCATTTAGTCTTTAACAAACTACTGGACGAGCAGAAGCAGGAACTCGACAGCGCATCCTACAATGCCAATCCGGATTACGTGCCACCCGCTACAAGTTCTGCAGGCAGCCGTAGCGGCGTATCAATAAACGGGAATGCTGCCGGAGGCGATGTAGTGGATTCCTGCATGGAAAGTTTTGATGGCACCGTGTCGCCTTATGGCTCCGAAGGCTGTGTAGACCGGGCGACCCTTGCTGCGGCCGGGTATTCTCCTTTTGCCGCCCAGGAATATAACAGCAACGTCAAAGGCTGCGACCAGCTCCGGGCTGATGCCGAAGCCCAGGGGCTGGCGATTCCCTATGACCCGTCACAGCTTGAGAAGGGCGACATCATCATGTACAACCGCTACAGCAAACCCGACCCGAACTGGCATGTCGTGGTCTATGACGGCAACGGTGGCTGCTGGGGCAACAGCTCCAATGTCTATGGTTGTTTCCATCATTACGAAGGAAGTATCGATATGGGAAGCGACTATTATCCGGCGACTATCATCAAGACGTCAAGGGGGTGATGAGGGATGAAGAAAAATCCGTATATCAGCCTCCTGAATCTGATGGAACAGGTCTCCCGGAGCAGCAACAGCCCGTCCATTCAGATTGGCGAGATACTCCAATCCCCGCCGGACATCCAGGTGAAATACAACGGCATCGTCCTGACCAAAGAGGAACTGTGGATTTCCCATTACCTTCTGGCAGGCTACGGAAGAACGGCCCGCGGCCATCTGGTATCGGCTACCCAGAACCGGGCAGGCGGCAGCGGAGATGCGGCGTATCAGTCGCATAACCACGACATCCATGACGACTACACCGATTCGGTGATTACCACGGATACCCTGAAGCCGGGCATGAAAGTCGCCATCATGCCCATGCTGGTGAACGGGAAAATCCAGCAGTATGTGATTTTAGATGAGATTGTGAGGTTGGACGGATATGGCTGATCCTTTTGTGGCCTTGG